TTGCCTTTCCAGCAGGCTTTGCCGTCTACACCTTTAATTTTTTCTGCTAATTTTCCCTGTTGAGGTTTTTGTTTTTTTGGCAATCGTTGTTTATCCTGCCAGTATGTTGCAGTAGCTAGTTCAACGTGTTTAGGTAAAAATGCAGGAACCTCTCCATTGGGCATTTGTACGTGTATCATTGTGCGACCAATACGTTTTACTACGCCAAACATAGTGCGTCCACCGCCCGCATCACAGGCTACTTCATCACCGGGCTTGAGATTGGTTTGTACCATTTCTGCTTCCCCCATGCCTTGCTCTTTGTTATCTAATGGTTCAATTCTTTGACCAACTTTCCACTGATATTTGGGAATATTGTTCTGTTTGATAACGGTTACTTTTCCACCATGGTTTAAAAGACTACGTGCCTTGATCATTGCATGGTCTTGATCATTACAGGGATATTCTTTTCCTTGACATTCTACAGACCATTGACCTTCGTCACTGTCTTCTATTAAATTCTGTTGTAGTTTTTTAGATTCACTCATAGCTTGTCTCTTTTGTAGATATTCTTTGTAACTTAGGTTAGCACCATCATTTTGAAATAGATATTGCACATAGCCTGCACCCTGTGCAATCTTCTGTCTGTCCTGTTTAGCACGTTCTACCGCCTGGGGAGTTACAGCCTTGTCACGTTTCTTATTTTCAATAGCATACTTGGCCTTTTCCATATACATGCCAAGAAATTTGTTTAGGAAATCCTCTGCACTGGTAAAATTAGCAAGATCGCCTTGACCATACATATCGCTGGCTTCAAAACTACGTGCTAGACCTTTTACTGCGTTTACTAATGGAAATACACGTAGCTCATTGGGATCTTCACTAGGTTTTACTCCTGGATACTGTTTAAGTAAAGGATCTATCTGTGCCTTTGAGGGTTTAATTAGACCAACTTCGTGTTTGAAAAGATCCATAACAAAGGTAGCGATGTTAGTGCCAATTGTCTGTAGTTGATAATCTTTGCGTGTATTGGTATAGTTTACTTTTTGGCCGCCCTGTGTTTTGTATTGTAGTCCACTGTGTTGTAGATTGACATCAAATATTGTACTGAGTACAGAAAAGATGTTGCCCTGTAAAAGACCTTTGAGACCGGGCTCTGCTGTGGCACGGTATCTGCCCCACTGAGATAGTTTTTCAGTGTGTGGCATAATATCAATCTGTATGAATTTTTCCGGACCAACTTTTAATACAGGACCCCTAACTTCTTTGGCCATGATCATACCAACATTATTTGGATGTAGATATGACATTCCTGGAGAAGATCTAATAAACTTAATGATCATGCTACCCCAGAAAGCCTGACGCTCACCTGTGGTATTTTTACCTTCTATCTCAGGTACAATTATCTGCAGATCTATATCACCGTAGATTTCACCTTCTGCATCACGCTCATAGTGTGCAGAACTGCCCGTGGGATGCCCTACTTTGATAGGAGGTATGTTTTGACTCTGTAGATATTGATTAAAATCTGGAACAAAGTTTTTCTGCATAACTGACAGTGCAGCCTTAACCACAGAGGGTGTAATAACCGTGCTCTGTGTTGCAGTAGTTTCCCAACCACCTTCTCTTAGATAACTTTCTAAAGACAGGTGTCCGCTGGCAGGTATAGTTGGACCTGAGGGAGGAGCCATCATTTCCTTAGCCGGGGGTTGATTTGGCTGAGGTTGATTTGGTTGAGGTTGTTGAACCTTTGATAACCCCATGTTTTGTCTAGCCACATCCATTAGATGCTTGATGTAATCTGCTCCAAGTTTCTTTACGTTGTAGGCCTGACTCCAAACCTTAAATGCTTGATCTTCTGGTAAGTTCCGTAAAGCATCTCGTAATTGAGTAGTACTTATACCTGTGCCGCCTGCTGCTGCACTACGTGGAGATTGAAAACTACTGACTTTTACATGAGCTAGTGGTGCGTATCCAGAAAACCTTGTTTGCATCCCTGTAGCCCTTTTTCCCATAGCTGTTTTTTCAAGCGGTAGGTCAGCTTCATTCTCTTCTTTACCAGTTGATAAGATAATATTATTATAGAATGGTGGTTTTTTAACTAATTCTGCTTCAACTTTCTTAAAGATATCCCCTTTCATTGTGACACCACCTGGACCTATTTGATCAGTTACCAGTCTAATATCGACACTGGGGAATAGTTTTTTCAATGTTTCTAGTTTAGTATTGATATCAATTGGATCGTCTGGACCTACCTTACGTCCTACAAATACAAAAGGAGTTCCGCCTACTTCTTTGGCCTTGTTAATAGTATTTTGAATTAACTGTTCGTGACCTCTGTGTCCAGCAAAGTTTCCTATGGCAACAACCGCAGTGCGAGGTGTTTTATCATATTCCTGCCCCTGCTGTTTAGCAGCCATGGCAGTTTTCATTTGACTGCTGGTAACTTTAAACAGTCGTCCGCTGGGCATATTAATAACAATACCTTCCATGTTGCTGCCCAACATGTCTTTGCCTTTTAGCTGCGGACTGTTGATTATGGCATTGCTGAGTTCCTGCCTAGCCTTGTCTAGTATTGGTTTATTTGCCTGCTTATTTTTAGGATCAAGATTTAGAACCGGTCTAATAATGTTTCCAACATTAATTCCTTTTTGTTCCAGTCTATTTGAGATAATTTTAACACTGGGGCTGCTGCTGTCTACAAGACTCTTGATAATTTGATCTTCGTCTGGTCTGGCCTGCCCTGAAGAATATGTCTTGACCATAAAAGGAACCAAGGTCATTTGCCCGCCTAGCTTCTTAGGATCATAGGGTATGTTGACAAACTTCAATCCGCCCGCGGTTTTTTCAGCCATGGGATTGTAGAGCATTTCTGCCTGTACAATAGTATCTTCAGGTAGTTTTTCAATGAACTCGCTGTTAACAATAAGACTTAATGCACTGTCGTAGGCTTTGGTTCTAGCCAGTTGTTCACCTTCTTGACCTTGTTCTGTGCCATAGCGTGTAAAAGTTCCAATATCTTTTTTGGTCAAAGGTCGGTTTACTCTGCTGGTCATAAAAAACGGTTCACCAGAAGAATCTTTACCAAAGCGTATACCTGCACCATCAACCTTTAAATTTACTCCTGCACTGTTTAGAGTTCCGCCATTCTCGGCAATTTCTTTACAGAGATCAATAAATTCGTTGTCTTTCATTTCCATACTACTGACTCTACCATCGGGCAAGCGATTAAAAACGTGCTTGATACCCTGGCGACTGTAGTTAGGTGCTTCTGCCTCAGTTACTGACTTTTTTTTAGATTGACTTTTGGCCTGTTCGTAGGCCATGGCCATGTTTACTGCTTCTTGTCTCAGAGACTTGGCATTGGGTAGCTTTAATGGTTTAACACCTTCACCACCCAGCAGCATAGCATCAATGGCCGCAAATTTAATATCACGATCTCTCACAGGATCTCCTGCAGAGATCATTTGTGCACCCTGACCAAACAGTATATCTAAAAATGCACGAGCCGCAGCTTCGTTCTGCTCGGGCTTAAAGGTTTGATTCATTAATTGAATTGTTCCCACAAAACTGTTTTGTAATTTACGATCTCCTGCTGTGGGTTTTCTTCCGTAGAAGTGTTGAAACTGTTTATCAAGATTTTGAATATAATCACGCTGTGCCGGCTCCAGTAGTTGCATTACAGGAACATCGTTGATTTCTTTTGGTTCTCCAGTTTCTGGATCTACATAAGGTTTATATTTGGCACTGAGACCGCCACCTGTGGGACCGGTCACTGCAAAACTGTAATCGCTATCGGTTTGTGGTTCAGGACTAATTTTTGTACTTTTCTTTAGGACCCTAGCAACGTATTTGGTACTGGACTGCGTATGTGTTAGAGCACGATTTAGATATTTGTGAAATACACCTTTGATACCTGCTGCTAAATCTGCATAATCGGAACTATGACTGTAGGCGAACCACTCAGTTGGTGCTTTTGTTTTTGGATCATATGCACCCATTTCGTAGTCAACCTGTACCTTTACTGGAGGATCTTCTAGTTGCCACAGTGAGGATAGGGAACTGTTAAAACCTACAAATGTTGCATT